TCTAGTAGTACCTTATTGGAGCCGTAGTATGTCTCCCAATCGCTTGCTTTGCGGATCTTCTTTCGCTTGCCGTTCACCGTTTTATAGGCTGCTTTAGTTAAGTACTTGCGACCAATGTATCGGCGCTGGCTCTGCAAGTTCGTTATGATATAAACAAAACCGTATGAATCGCCAATCAGTTCATCAGTCACTTCACCATTATTATAGGTCCAAGTCATCGGAATCCTCACTCTCTTCCATTATGTATTCGCTACAGAATGGGCAAAAGGTCGGATCATCTGGCGCTTGGTCGCCGTCGTATACTATCTTAAATGCGGCCTCGCAATTGTCGCATGTGTGTTTCAATGTCTTCATTCGGATCTCCATATATCGTTTCCATCGGTATATGTATCTCCGTATTCTTCATCATGGGGTACCGGGATGTCCAGCATCCAGTCTTCGTCTTGTAGGGTATATTCTCCGCTTCGGTCATTGGCTCGTTCTCTGTTAATGGCCCGCATAAAGTCTCGGCTCATTGAGGCCGTTGCGATTCCCTCTGGCGATTGGTGATATGCTTTTAGTTTCTTACTCTTGGCCTCACGCAATTCAGGCGGTTGTTCACGGGCATTGGCACAGGAATACCCGCAGAATGGTCCTCTTTTTTTGTGAGTAATCCCACACTTCGGGCATGTCTTTATGGTGCTCATTTCTCGCTAGTGCGGTTGCGGTGCGTTAATCGCTCAGAAAATTATCTAATCCAGCATTTTGTGCTTGTAATGCTTTGGTTTGCAATCTAATCTTCCATCTTTTTAGTTGTGCTTGTCTCATTCTCTCTATGGTTTCGGGTGATAATTTTTTACCTCGTTGCACTCTACCTATATTTTCTCTATGTTCTAAGGATCTTTCTTTACCTAAATGTGCTTTACTTATTTTTTCTTTATGTTCTGGTGAAAATACTTTACCTTTTTGCCTCATACTGGATCTCTCGCAATATTCTTTGGAGCGTTTTTTACCGGTGTTAGCTAATCTTCTTTTTTCTATATGCTCAGAGGTCTGCTTTCTTGCTCGGAGTTTCTTCAAAACTTCTGGTGTTGGTATATATCCACTTGAGCCTTCACCACCATTGGTAAGATTTCTTAATATTCCAGTGCCGTTATCCTTCCTACCATATTTGGCTATTAATTCTATTTCCTTTTGAAATGCATCTTCTTCCGTCAAATTGGTGTAAGGAAATACTATTCTATCTCCGATAGGTGGTGGCTTTACTCCTTTTCGTTTTGCGTATGCCCTCTTTCCTTTTCCTTTACCCACATAATATGGTGTACCGTCCTTCCTTAGGTACATGTAAACATAAAACTCAGTCATCTTTGTGCTTATACATTCCCATAACCAATACTGTCAATAGAAACCACCATGGGCTCCAGTCATATTCTATAATAAGATAGGCTGTTCCTGCAAATAGGGATAGATTATACAGTGCAATTATTAATACTGTGATAGGTCTTACCATTCTTCTATCCCTACGACTGGTACTATAACTGTACACATCCTACCCTTGATTTCGGTATTATACTCCAAATCAATAGAATATCCAATAGCACTTACATTGTTACGTGTTAAGGTGAAATAGTCTACCTTATATTCTTCAATTACTTTGGATATCTCTGTGATATCATTTGCGTTTAGAATGATTTTATTCATTTAATAATGTCCTACTCTCAATATCCCAATAGGTTTCTACCGCTCTCCTCGCATAATCTGAATCAATAAAGGTACCCAGGACATACTCAACATCTTTATAAATCTTGGCGCCCCATATGCTATTCATATTGCCAACCTTGTAGGATGCACCGATGATTTTACCATCAATATCATCATAATATACCCATTGGGAATATTCTTTTTCTGTCCACTTTTTCATCTATCAATCCTTGGTGGGCTAGGAAATGCAAACACCGCTTGTGGATTTAACTCCTCGGTATTGCTGAGTTTTTCTATAATAGCCTTCAGGCGGAGTATTTCCTGCTCCAATTCTTTGGTGTATTCTTCAACATCATTATTATACATATTCATCTATCCTTTTGCCTTTGTTTGGATGTTCGGTTCTCTTTTGATTTTCTTTTCTGACATATTCTAGGTGCTCACGGTGGATCTTGTCCTGTTGGTGCCGAATCCGTTGTTGATCTATTCTCTTTTGTACTGGTGTTATTTTCATAGCTTGAATCCAAATTCTTTTAATACATCTCTAAATTCTGGTGTATAATGTTGTTGTATTTTACTCTTATTCAATATTAGCATCATCAAAATCATACCGATATCATCCCTTTCACGCCATGAACCATAGAACCATCCTGTTGGATTATCTTGCCCTCTTAATATCTCAGGTGATGCTACATAAACAAAATTGGATAGAGACATTGAAGTCCAACCAGACCGCACCATTGTATGACATTTGTTTTTTATGAATTGTGTTCCTTCCCGGTGATTGCCTGCAATAATATAATATTTCGTGTTCATAATAGTTTCATTAGTTCTTTATAGCCACCGTATACCATGCCAGAAAATAGAATAGCAAACATAAGGGCTACAAATGCATAGAATATGATAAAGATATATTTGATTATCATTCCTATATACTTCATTAGCTTTTCTTTCCGTACATTAATTGCATGGCATCAAATATACAATCATCAATTGGATTGTGCTTTGTAATATGTAGCTTTGAATCAAATGCTTCTACCCAGGCTGGTGTGTCCACATCCACATATCCATTCTTGGTGCCATATAGAAAATCAATTGCAGTTCGTACATCACGCCATCTAGCATATGACCAGATATTCTCAAGGTTCATTTGATCCTCAATGTGGCTCAGTACCATCTGATCCAAATTGCCTCTAGCCCATACCCAACAATTATTATCATTCTTTGATTTGACCCATTGGCTCATTGCACTGTAACCAATCTCAAATGGCACATCATTTGGATGTGGCTTAAATGATTTGTTCCGTGCATTCTCACATTGTTTGGACCACCATTCAACGGTACCTCTGTCCACTTTCCGATTGAAGTCTTTGATTTGTTGCTTTACATCAAACTTACAAAAGAATGCGGACTCTCTTAATTGAGTATGGCTCGGCTCTTTATCTGGATCAAAATAGATTGCGGCCATGGATAATATCACGGCATCGGAATCTTTACCGAGAGTTTCAACATCAAATATAAAAATTTTATTTCTCCAATAAAAAAGGGCTATAGTAACATTATACCATAGCCCGGTGTGATTGTCAAGGTAATTAAATAATCTGTTCTGTTTGGCTCATATGACCAATACCAACATGGATGCCAAGTAATGTAAAGCCTCGGTAGTTGCTTTCAGAATCATCACGGCTTATCATTCTATTCACCAATTCAAATTTAATATACTTAACTTCTTCACTCTCATAATATCTACCATCATCGCCTGGAAATGATTTCCATTTGATGCTGTATGCAAGCACTAACTTATATTTGTTTAGTTTGAATCGTTTTGTGTAATGCATAATAGATTATTGATTTGTTCTTTTGGCACAAGACCACCGAATGAAAATATAATTCTTTCACCGCCTTGTATCGGCGTGCTTGCATGATACTCCATACTAGCCAAACATAACCATAAATCACCTTCTTCAACATGCATAACTTCATCATCAAGAATTGGATCACCACCGATTGGTGGTTTCTTAATCATTAAATTACATCTGGTGTGGACTAGTCCTTCAGGTGCTCTATCAATATGCTTGTGAGTAAAAGTACCATCAATAAAATGGTTACCAGTGAAACATTTATATACTGGTTCTACAGAAACAGGAGTAAGGCCAAATTCTGAAAATGCTTTTGACCACAGCGGATGTGAATCTTGTGCCGCAAATCTTCTACCAAGACTAACAGGATTGTTAATAAATCCTGTTGTCGCTGGAGCTACCTGATTAGCGTATGACCAAGATTTAATTAATCGTTGTTTAACTCTCACGAACAATTAATGGCTCTGCCGCTTGTAATGCTTGAGCAATGGATCCTTTTGGTACCATAGCAGGATCCAATATATCACCAGTTTCATTGTCTCTTAATGCATGAATGCAATAAGCAACTGTATTGTTAGATAATGCTTCAAGTTCATGCACTTTATCTTTATTGATATAAATCATATGAGGTGCATTAAATTCTGTTACATTGCCATCAATGGTTACTTTTAATTTGCCTTTAGCAAGCAAAGTCAAATGGTCGTGTTGATGAACGTGACCAACTTCAATATCACCAGTATTTTCAAAATACATCATGCGTGTGTATAAATTTTCCACACAACCAATATGGACTTGAATGCTCATGTAAAGTCTCCTGGGTTTGTAGATGGAATAATTTCAATTCCGGGCATAAGAACCGGTTCTGGTTGGACAGGTTCTTCGTATTCAGCAATTGGACCAAATTCACCTGATAACGCTTTTTCCCATATTTCTGTTGAGTGAGTGTATATCAATCCTTCAGCTTCCGCTTTTGTGCAATGAAATGGAACAAAATTTTCAAACAAATGATTGAAATTTACTTCGCAATCAAATGCGGTATGCTCTGGATTTGTCCATTTTAAATTTCGGACAACTGTGTAATTAATTTCTTGAACTATAATCATTATTTTCTTTCAAAATTAAGATATTCTCTGCCATAGATTTGGAAAGGTGCTTGTGAGCGCAATTCCATAACCGTCAACGGTGTTTTGAGTTATGATGTAATCATAAGCGCCGACAAATCTCCATGTGCCAGAACTATTAGATGATGTGCCTGAACCGTAAAAGTTAATGGTGGCAGCTGTGCTATTAACAACATGGCCATTAAAATAATGAACCTCACCGATGCCGCGGGGGCTTGGTACACCAGAAGTAAGTTTATAGAGATAACCACCAGATTGAGTATTTCCGGGGAATGTTTTAGAGTTGAGGGTGTGTAACATAAGTCCTACATGTCCAATTGCTAGGTGTGCAGGCGCACCACCCGCCGCAGTTGATTGTGTTGTACTATCGTTAAATGTTAGTGTCGTTCCCGACATGGTCATTGCCATTTTATCTCCTTAAAATTCTCTGTGGTCTTGATGGACCGTTGCGTCTTTTTCTATGACTATATTTATATAGTCC